TACTTGTTCTGAAAAGTTCATTAAAATATTCTTCACTTGGTATTTTAGAATCTTCTCCAGCAAATTTATGATACTTGCTTTTTTTATCGTTTTTTCTTCTGCCCATACTAACATTTATATTTATTCCGTATGGAGGGTCAACTATTGCAAGGTCAAAGTGATTATCTTCATACCTTGCCATTAGCTGCATATTGTCTTCGTTACTTATTTGCATTTCTTAATGTTTTAAATTCTGTTAATAATGATTCCATAAGGGGTTTAAATCTTGCTATCGAAGTAGCTGCTGGAGATTCTGCTTTTGCTAATTTACCATATTCATTGAATAAGAAATTAAGTGCATCATAATCTTTATAAGCATCTTTTTCAAATGCAAATCTTATCATTTCTCTAACACAATACGCTTGTATATTTTGCTTTCCAAAATCACTAACAAGTTTTGAAATCTTATTTATTAAGTAAATAGAAAAATCATAATCTATAATACTACAATTTCCTTTTTTAAATAATTTACTTTTTGAACCGAAAAAACAATTAACTACATTACCAACTGAAATATTATTTTGATTGCTTAAATAAGTTTTATAAACTATATTGTAATCTTCAGAATCAGTAGAATATGCTTTTAGATAATCCAATGTATTCCACGCTTTATTTCCATTATTTAAACTAATGATAGCCCTTAAATGCTCTGCTTCTTTATCAGTATTTATCCAATCAATTATATAAGCTGGTACTGTTTTTTGCTTTAAAAGTTTAGCTGATTCAATTCTGTGATGTCCCTCAATAACATCTCCCTTTGAGGAAACAACAATAGGCATCATCCAACCATAATCATTTAATTTTGACTTAAAGTTTTCTGCGTGTTTTGTTACAGTATCTCTATTAACTGTTGCCATTTTTAATTCACTTATTGGGTAATAAGCATTGTACTCTCCTCTTTTAATTTCTTGTGTGTTCATCTTGTTTTTGTTTTAATTATTAATATTTGTTTTGTTCGTACTTTTCTTCGTTATAATATCTCTTTGTTAATTCAATTTCATTATCAAGCAAATTATTTAAGTGCTTGTAAATAAATTCTGCATCTTCGTCTGTTACTTTATATTCTTCATCTTCAATCCAAATGTTGGTATGTAGCACATCATCCTTTAAATGTAAATCAATTAAATGTTCATCAGTATCTAAATACAAACTTACTTCGTTTGGCAGTTGCTCATTGTACCAGCTATCTTCTGAATCAAATTCTGGTTGTATTATTTTAATAATGTTTTTTAGTTTAATGTGCATAACTTTTTGATTTTTGTATTTCTAATTCTATGTCAAACTTTAATAATTCTAATTCGTTTTTTAAATAGGTATTTTCAGTTCTACCAATTAAATACTGTATTCTTTCAAATCTTTCTTCCATTATCTAAACATTATTATTATCATAACTGTTAACCAAAATGCAAAAAACATTCCCAACAGTATCATCATAAAATTAAAAAATAACTTAATACCTTTTCTTAATATCTTATTAATCATATTTTAAATATTAAAAATTAAACTTACAACTGTTCTTGTAGTGAAATAACCTACAATAATAATTAGTGATATTAAACAAATCTTTTCTGTTTGTTTACCAATACGTGCTGCTCTACTTAAATCTTTCATTTTGTGTTTGTTTTTAAATTATCGTTAAGCAAATCTAATACTTATTTACTTATAAACAAAACTTATTTACATTTATTTTTATTTAAGCAAAAAAAAGAGAAACTAATTTGTTTCCCTTAATCTTTCGATTTCCCTTTCTAAATAGTCCTTTGCTTTTAAAAGGTCTTGTAATTCGTTTGACTTTTTACCAGCCCTTATAACATATTTAAGTATGTTACCTCTGCTGAAATTAAGGTTAAAATCGTTTATTACATCAATTACATCGTAATCTTTGCCATTGTCATAATGTGTTTGAGTTGCTCTCATTTTCTTTTTGTTTATCATAGTTATAAATTTTAGTGTATAAATCCCATATTGATTGATATGCTTCTTGCAAATCAAATTCTTTCCCTTGCATATAATACTGACCGTTATGCCCTCTTTGATACTTTACCTTATAGTTTGCACCAGATGGCTCTAAAGTTATTAAAAAACCCTTATTAAAGCAATATGATTGTGCTTTATGGTCGCAGTTCTTAAAAGGTTTTAGTTTATTCTTAATCTTCGCCATCTATATTTTCCCAAAGTTCAATAAATTCTAATGCCTTTTGAACACCCAACGCTTCACAATTTCTTTTTGCTTCAACTAATTGCAACCAGTATTCGTATATATCATTTCTATCTCTAGTTGTAAAGTAATTATCCAAGCAACTTCTGTATGCTATTCGATGCATTTGATTACATTGTTTTTTATCATTCATATTTATAGGTTTAAATCGTAAAACTCTTTGTTCTCTAAATACTTATAATAGTTTTCAGTTGCTTTGTTCAACTTATCATATCCACCTTGTATAAAGTCCTCATCAAATTGAAAAAATCCAACCTCTTTTGTTTTCTTATCTACAACCGCATACTTAAACTCAAAACATTCAAACAGTTCTAAATACAATGCAGCTTGTAAATCATATCCGTACAACAAAGCAGCTTCTTCAAAACTATTGATGTCGCTTGTTGTTTTTATATCGCATACAATACCAGCCAATAAAATATCTGCTTTACCTCTGAATGGTAAACCATTGTAATACCCAACCGCTGGAAGTTCAAACGATGCGTTTTTAACAAGTTCTTGATACTCTTCATTTTCCAATACCGCTTCTGCAATTGCTTGGCATCTGTTTAGTTCTGCCCTTGTATAAACTGATTGTGCTGGTTTCTCTTCAACCGCCAACTTGTATAGCTTACTTCCTTTTGTGCTATCAATAATTGTTAGTTCTTCGATTCTGTGGGGTTCTAAAGCCAATAAATGTATCAACCTACCATCTCTAAATGGTTGAGGTTCTTTACCTTTATCTTCTTTGTTTAATGCTTTAACGTAAGCTTCTGGACCTTCTAACAAACTTTTACACATAGAACTACTTAATGCATTCTTACCAAGATAACCGTAGTAGAATGAGTCATCCATCATTTTTTTAAGAATATCCTTTTCTTCAAATTCTTCTCCGTTTAAAAGTTTAATTGTTTTCATCTTATTTTAGTTTTTATTATTGTTTTTATTTACATAATGCAAAATAAATTCATAATCATTATCATTAAAATCTTTTTGTAAATCATCCACTTCAATGCAAAAAAAATAAAATTTATTTGTTTCGTGAAACTTAATTTTATAATCATAATAATAAGTAGGAACGTAATCGCTTGTTTCTTCTATTCTTAATTTTTTACTAATTAATGCCACGTGATATTTGATATTTTCTATTGTGTACATATTTCTTATTTCAGTTTTTTTGCTTTGTTTATGTTTAGTTCTGTTATTTCTTTTTTAACCCAAAAACGTTTTTTAAATTCTGTTGTGGCTGGAAGTGATTTAGTAAACCAATTCTGTTCAATGTCATTTAGGTTGAATAAATATATTCCGTTTGGTGTGCTATTTATATAAATTGGAATGTCAAAGTTTTTATTTGATTCTTTTAAAATAGCATCGTACTTTGATTTTTCAAGAATTAATGTATCGTAATGCTTTCTTCTACACTTTAGTTCTATTCTATTTTGTGTTTCAATATCATAGCAATCCCATCTTGAAATAGGGTTTTTACTATTTACTAATGTTTTGTAATGGTTTTTTGATAGCCATTCAAATAAATCTTTTTCTTTCCAGTTGGTCATATATTGTAAATATAACACATTTGTTAAAAAGTATAATCGTTGTTTATAAACTCTGGCAATTCATTGTTATTTATTTGGAAGCTGAACGTTTCAAATGGTCTGTTTCTACTTCTTTTGCACTCAACAGTCACCCAACCTTTGTTTGCGTTATTCTTTTCTAACTTAATTTGTGATTCCGCTTTCTTCTCAAGTGCTGAGCCTAAATTTCCGCTTGGCTTGTCGCTACCAAAGTTTTGGTGTATAATTGTTGTAATATGACAATTTAATTTTCCAGACCATTGTAATAGTTTTTCAGCAACATTATTTGCTTGTTCCATATTATTTACATCAGAACATAAATCCGCACATCCATCAATAATAACCAAACCTATTTTTTCGTTTTCAAATTTATCAAATAAAATGTGTTCAATAAAATCAATTTTACTTTGCCAACCAAATTCACGCATTGCGTATATGTGGTAATCATCATCGTTTTTAATTTCATTCATTACTAAAGGTCGCCTTGCTAATTTACTAACGTGAAACCTACCTTGTTCTGTATCAAAATGAATTATTTTTCTTCCTCTTCGATGTCCTTTTATTTTACCACTATAACTATTTGAACCGCTTTGGTAAGCAGATACAAGTAAACTCATAAAGAAACTTTTACCGACTTTTGGGAATGCTTGTACGAAACTGAAATTGCCATCTGTACCAATTGGAACTGGATATTCTGTATAACTACCATCAAAATTCCTATCTTGGTAAATTCCGCAGCTTATAGCAACTGGTGGGTATTTAATAACCTCTTCAACATCAATACTTGCATCCTCTTCAAGTTGCTGCATCAACATTCTTGTTGTTTCCTTATCCTCCTCCAAATTTATTTTGTTCATCATCTATATATTTCTGTATTTTTGTTTTATAAAATTTGCCAAGAATATTATCGTTTAGGAATTTATCACTTTCCAAAACATTCTCTTTGAACTGCAACATAGTTTCGTAGTATGTCATCATTGTTCTATTATAGCAAATGTACACTATTTCTCGGTAACAATCTTTAACACCCCAAATTTTTGTGTGTATATTGCTACCAGTATATTTCAACCAATTACTTTCAACGTATTGAATACGCTTTCTTTTATATCCTTTTAACGGTGGTTTAGTACGCTTATTAAGGAGTATCTTTTTACCAATGTACAATTTGTTTGTTTTTAAATTTCGTATCTTATAAACAAACCCAATTGCTTCTAATGGTAAATCAGTTCTATTTGTAATCTCTTTGCCTTTGTATATCCACATAAATAAAAAAGGGATGCTATTAACACCCCTTATTTTAGTTTAATTAAAATGGTAAATCATCAGATACAACCGCTTGTTGTGGCTTTGCTTCTTCTTGTCGCTCTGCTTTTACGCAAGTTCCATCTGTCCAAACAACTTGACCGTTTCCGATATATTTCTTTGGTTCTTTTGCTTCTCTTTGCTCTTTGCTTTGAGAATCAAATGCTGATGCGTTTTGCCCATAGGCATTTGTATCATCGTTCACAGATAGTGTGAAGTTGTAATACGTTCCTTTTTTACCTTTTACGAATTTCTCTTTTGGTAAATTGTCTAAATTGATACTTAAATTGATTAATGCACTCATAATTTTACTTTGGTTTTAATTTTGGTTTATATATTGTAAACCTAACAGTTTACTTTGATTGAAATTTGTAAACCTAACAGTTTACATTTTAGTTATCTATTGTACTATCTATTGTTTGTATTATGTGTCTAAAAACACTCCTTTCTTGTTCGCCAGTCACATCAACTCCGTTTAGAAGTAATCTGTAATGGTCTTTTTTTGTTGGTTTCATTTCAATATTATTCATATGTCTATTTTTTTAATGCGTCTTTTGTATTCTTTGAAATCTTGTATTTTGATTCAACGTTTGCTAAATTACCACCACCTTTTAAATATGCTTTTACTTTTGTAAATTCTGGTGTGTTTTCATTCAACCAAGGTTTATCATCGTTTGATGCTTTGCTCGTTACTTTGCTTGTTGCTTTTCCGTGTGTGTTTGTTGAATCAGCATCTTTTGTGTCATCAATCAAAAACAATCCGTTTAAAGAGTATTTACGAGCATAAGAAGATGAACTTCCAAAAGATTGTGCGATGTCCATTCCTTTTCTGTTTGGGTCAATTCCAGCTTGTGCCTTAACGTGTACTTGATTCTCGCCATCAGATATTATTG